GATCGGTGCAATTCCAAGAAAGTGGGCAGATGGGACCCACATTACCAAAGAAGCGTTACCTTACGCCGTCGCCTTTGCCCAGACTATCGGGCGAGGTCTAAAAACTTGGCGGTTTCAGGTTTGCGATGGCAATGAGGTATTCACCGTCCCGAAGAACTTCGAGCGCGATCGTACGTGTGCCAAAGAACCGACATGGAATATGTTCTTCCAGAAAGGTCTAGGTAGCTATATGCGTACCCGGTTGCGTAAAGAAGGGCTTCTCCACCCCGACGCACAGCAAAGGCATGCCATGCTTGCGTTACAAGCGAGTATCGATAACAGTCTGACAACTGACGACCTAAAAAGCGCCAGTGACTGTATCGCGACCTCGCTTGTGCGGCTCATATGTCCTAAGGATTGGACCAAGGCTCTCTTCGAGCTACGGTCACCTGTTGGGCATATATCGGAGACGGAAACCGTGACCTGGGAAAAGATTTCTTCCATGGGAAATGGTTTTACGTTCGAACTCGAGACATTGTTGTTTTATTGTCTCCTGCGGGCTGTATGTGGAAGGAAAGGGATTTTTAGCGTTTACGGTGACGATCTCATTTACCCGAGTCGTCATGTGTCACAAGTCAGAGAGCTGCTGAAATTTTGCGGCTTCATGATCAACACGGAGAAAAGCTTCTCGGACGGCCCCTTTAGGGAGTCGTGCGGTGGTCACTTCTTCCGTGGACACAACGTAACGCCGTTCTACATCGATCGATTGCCAACCACCTATGGCGAGATCATTGAGCTCCACAACAACATTATCGCGTATCACCATAATATGCCGCCGAGTCATCGGTGGCTATGCGTGGCGCGAGAGTGTCGGAAGCTCATACCCCGGAAATTTTGGGGCCCTCTGGGCCTCAGCGGGGTGATCTGGTCAGAGTGGGACGAGGCACGCCCAACGTACGTGCTACGCTACCAAGCGTACGCCGTTAAACGTGTGACTCAAGTAGTCCATAAACAGGACCATTGGGATTACGAGGGTTTGTACCTCCAGCAGTTGTGGGGTAAGTCGTCAACAATTGACTTACCGGGTGGGTTTACGCGCGGTTGGCCCCTTGTGGGTCAGAACTCAAACGCCGGGTTAAGGGCGGCAGTGAAGTGGGC